AATCTCATGCAACACCAAATCTTTCCTATCACCAACAAATCCCTTAACCTTATCCATGTTGTCAATGATAATTAGCGATGGCTGCACTTGCTCTATCAGCTTTTCCATTGTCTTGCGTTCAACAAGCGATGGTTGGTCAATGAATTTAATCTTGTCGCCAATTTTCTCGTCCCATATCGCCTTGGCTTTCTTAATGTTGTTACTCAATTCCATGTAGGTGAAACCTGTAACAGCAGAATACATACGCCACACAATATCCTTGCCCCCCTCCTCATTAAAAAATATGAGAATTGGTTGTTCTACCTGTTCAGCCATAAAGGTAACTTCGCTTATCCACATGGCGGTTTTACCTGTTTCCACACGGGCAAAGATGTGTCCGAAATTCCCCTTGCGTAGTGGTCCGAGTGATTGGTTGAGTGCGTTTAAACGCCACTTCAGTCCAAGGGATAATTCTTCTTCTTCCATCAGTTCCTCAATGTCAGTTGTTACCCACTCCACTTCGTCTATCTCATCAACAACCGATAATTCCAGTTTATCAATGATAGGTGCTAAATCCTCTACCTTCTTGCGCCCCTCGGCAACATCAATCGCCACAAGGGATAATTCACTAGCAACGGATTGTGAGTAGTGTTGTTGCATATAATCAACGATTGATTGGGTATAAACCTCGGTCTTATCAACAGTAGCCAACAACTCACTTATAACTTTTCTATCACCATCTTTTAAAACAGGATACAAGGTTAAATACTTTGCTTCCAGTTCCCCTACGCTTTTAGCTGGCAACGATTTGAACAGCTTGAACAGTAGTGGGTAATCGGTTTTAATAAAATCTAGTTTTAAATATGTATGATATTTTTCATATAAATCATTATCCTCTAAAAATAGCTTCAATATGCTATGTTCTATCATCTTTTTACCTCTTGAATTTGCTTATTGACAACATAGGAAATCTATGTTACCCTAATAATATATAATATATATATTTAATATATTATATTATTATATATATACTCTTTTATTGCATTGTCGTCATACTCTTTAGGGTCTTTAGGGGATATTACAACCCTAACCCTCTTGTTTAACCTTTCAGACAGGTTTCTAGCCGTTTTAATGGCATCTTTCGCCTTGTCCATGTCGTTCCATATAAAAACATTCTTGTAGTCGCCTAGGTGGCTTGCCGCATCTTGCGAGGGCATACTACCTAACATTGGAACAGCAGTAAATTGTCGTCCAACCTTGACAGCAGACACTATATCCTCGACAAACACCAATACATCAGGGTTATTACCATACTTTAAAAAGGGTTTTGTGCCGCTTGTCAGGTATTTTGCACCCTTGCCAAAGTTCCTAGCGCACCAGTAATTGCTATCAGAATATAAAACCAGTAAATCACAAGGCATTAAGCCATATTTTCCAATTCTTTCCCTTGCATAAGTGAATTGTGCTATCTCATCACTCGTTAAACCATACCCTAAAAGCCATTTTAAGGCACCGCCATCGAGTTTTGTGTCCAAAGTGATACCGTTGCATATCTTAACCTCTTTTATCGCCTTAAAACGCTTTAAACTAAGTTTAGGAGTATATTTATTACAGCTAAAACAATAATAGCTGTCGTCATATTCTGCATTTGCATCACTTGAGCCGCATTTTTCACAAGGTGTGAATTGAATAAACTTACTCATCTATAATTCCTTGCAATTCTCTTTCAATCTCAATATATGTGATTTCGTCTTTCGTAAACTGATAACACTTGTTGCAAAAGTCCACATATACCCCATGACTATCTTTACGAATAGCCTCTAAATCTGATAATTCACAATCACAAGCCAAACACCTCATTTTATTTCCTTATAATAAATGTTGTCAAAAAGCAACACTATTATAACAGGTTGTTGTAAAAATACAACATAAAACTCAGGTTCCCTATACCCATGACAAAGAGTGTTTAAACGCTGTGTTTAGGCTGTAATTTCCGTGATTTGCAGCGATTTTCGGTTAATTGCATGAAATTGTCAGGGATTTTGCCATATTTTTTACAAGGGATTAAAGCCCCATCTAATATGCGAAACCTTACGCAATTTTCCCAACCATCATAAAAATATACATCGAAAGTAAATACTGAAGTCCATTTGATTTTCATTATATAAAATCCTCTTCTATTTGAAAGTTGTCCATCTTATAATCCTCTTGTCCTAAGTCTAAATCTTTCCAATACTCAAGCAAAAAGTTTTCCGCTTCTTTTTTACTAGCCCAATAGGTTTTAGGCATACTCCATCTAGTCCAATCGTCGGTTTTATCGTCGCACTCCCAAATTGTGTAAACTTTAGTTAATCCCATATAATTTCCCTCACTTGTTGAATTTTAAGCAGTTCAGAATATAGGCTATTTGGTGTTAAGTCAAATTTATATAAAATCTCGTCTAAATCCATTAGCCTAGTTAAAATTTCGTTTGTTAATTCGTCAGTGATGTTTAAACGCTGCACCTCACGGCATAATTGCTCGTTGGTATCATTACAATAAGACATAATCCGCCCCTTTAACTATTGATAGGTTTTTACCCACTCCATGCGTGTTTATATATTCTAAATGATGTATTGCTTCGTTGCTTGTGGCATAAAAATAATAATCATTTTTTCTAAACAAAAGTTTTGGTTTTATATCATTCGGCACGAATTGTGATAGTCGCTTGCCGCTTTTATTGATGATGTAATACATTTTAAGGCACCTCTCGCTTGTTTTAATAAGAAAGTAATACGATAACCACAGCCAGTAGGCAAGTCGCCCCTATAAAGGCTAAAGTGTCCGCTATTTGACCAAACAATGGTTGTTTTTCTCGCTTATAGTCCCAGTCCACATCGTTTAAACAGTTTCGGTCGGTTCCATGCAAAGAGATATATTTATAGTGCGAAATGTCCCATGCGTCTTTGTATTTTTTAGTCATTTGTCTAACTCCTCAAAAAATAAAATTGTCATTAAAACTGTTGTTAGTGTTAAAACTGCGATACTAAAAACAGATGGGTTATTGTAAACGATTTTTGCAAATAGCATATATAAAACCGTTAAAAATATTATTATTAAAAATATAATTTGTTTATTTGATATCATTTTTTTACCCCTTTAATTGGTTTAGTTATCCTACTTGCACAAGCCGTGCATCTTACTTGCTTACGGTTTAAGCTGTCAAATGTTACCTTCTGCAGTTTAATGCTTTTATGCGTCTGACAATGGTTGCAATAGAAGGTTGTATCTGCTGGCTTATAATAAGTGCTGTCATAATCCCACACTTCATTGTCATTAGCAAACCAGTTGTTAATTTTAGTCATAATACGATAATTTATATGGTCTTGCATTTTAAGCCCCCTTTAATTCTAAAGCGTGATAGCACTCAAAGTCCCCAGCGTCGCTAATATCCCACTCCAAGTCGCTACAATTCACAAAGGCGAATTCTAGGGCTTGCTGTTCGCTGTCGGCTTCCACTTCGGTTTGTTCGTAAACTGTCTGCCTTGATGTTACTAGATATAAAGCCATATTCTACCCCTTAAAAATTAGCGTTAATTGTGCTTACTGTTTCAAGATAATATTCACAATCGGTCTGCGAATATTCCTGTTCGATGTCCCCAGCTTCCTCACCAATGCGCACGAATTCTGTCATAAGTTCCGCTTCATTAGCAAGGGATAATAGGTTGTTCCATCGGATTACCTCCGCATAGCTATCATACCACTTACTATAAGAGCAGTCTAAATAGATTATTTCATAATCGCCATTATTTAGTTGTTCGATGTCTGCCCCAAAATCCTCTGCTAATTGTTCGCACAATTCCGCATTGTCGGTTTTAAACTTCGCCATCTCATCGTAAGAGCCATAAATTAAACTTTTCACTTCGCTACGGTATCCCATTTTTTACCCCTTTTCTGTCACATGAACGATTTTGAATTGCCTACCCGTTAACCCATAAACACGGGATAAATACATAAGCTCTAAATAACTGCCATACATGGTGCGAGTTTGGTTTGATATTAGTTTGAACATAATTAAACCCTTTCACAAGCGAAACATGAGCCAAAAGCGGCAACCCTATAAACAGTCTTATCATAACACTTAACAAAAATGTTTTTAACACCATTATAAGCTTCGTCAATTGCAAAGTGTTTTGCGTCCCATTCATAAGTAAAAACCCAAACCTGCCCGTTTATTTCAACAGAATAATTCATGATTAAGCCCCCATTACAGAATGGTTAAATGTGAAATAATAACCTGTATCGTCTGAACCATAACCCATGTTCGATATATCCCAGTCTAGGTTATGCTTAGCTACTAAGGCTTGCACCGCCTTATAATGCACGGCTTCATAGCTTAGGGCATAGTCATAACTGATTGTGGCTGTAAAGCCATTAGCACTCGCTTTAATGCGTGAGCCTTTGGTGTTTGTTGCGCTTAAGTATTTAGTTTTAATAATAACCATTTTGTTTACCTTTTCAGAATTGGCTGGAATTAGCCCCTTAACCCACTGCCGAAACAATGGGCTAAAAGATAATTCTAGTATATTTTTCTTAGTGGTCTGTATTCTACACCATAAGCGTTATTTAGAAAAATATCTACAAACTGATATTTGCCATAGTTGCGTTGAACCCAACGAGATAGTTCCGCTTGCGTTTTAAAAGCTTTTATTTTCCACATGATTTAAGCCTCAGGATGATTAGAATTATAAACAGTGCGAGCTAACTCAATTAAGGTTCTAGCCTCGCTATCGTGCAAGCCGTTGCACTCTGCATAGCGTTCATAAGTTAGATAATTATTAACATAATCTAAGTATATAGCAATTAAAGTGTTTCGCATTTTAATACCCCTTGTCTGAATTCCCGCTTAAGTGCGGTATGTGTTCACTATATAACATTGAAATAATAAAGCAAGCATTATATAAACATTTGTTTTAATCAATAATAGATTATCCATAAGTTTTATTTATCAATAATAATACAGCGATATATTAAATAGGAACGCACGCGAATAACTTAATAATAAACCTTTGTCAAATACTATTTTGTTATATTAAAACAATTATATATAAATAAATTACATAATCTTTATTGTTCATTGTTGAACTGGATAATTAAATAAATTTACCTAGCCTTATGGCACCACAACGCAACCATACTTTGCACAATATGTAAAATTTACATAATTTAATAAATACTTTGTAATATCTACATAACTGTATAGCTATATAACTGTATAGTTGTATTGGATAGGGGGGGGGTATGTTTTATAATTTTATAAATATTTATAGGTATCACAGCGACCACAAAAAAGGTAAATTAGGGAAGCAGGACAGATACCACTATCTACATAGAACAAGAAAGGTATCTAGGACGCACAGGAAGGTGCCTAGGACAAGAGATAATTGTTTATTGATACCAACATATCACTTGAGGACAACAACAAGCTATAGAGCTTTAAACAGATGGTATTGACAACTTCGGTTCATGCTGCCGCATTTCACTTCCGTAGGACAATATATTTAATATATATATATAATAATATTAATATAATATATTATTAATATATAACTAAGTAACTACTTAGTACTATATAGTATTTAGGGTAACACAGTTTTAAATAAAAGTCAAGAACATAATATTCTAATAATAAATACTACTTGTTATTGACAAAAGCTAAATGATATGGTATAATTAGAGTATTAACAAATGGATAATTCTAAGTGAACCCAAAACCAAACATAAATATCCTTGTTCAAGAAACAACAGTTGATGCTCCTGTTGTTGAGAAAAAGAAGAAGGGTGGTAAACGAATAGGTGCTGGTCGCCCTGCTTTAGTTCGTGAGAATTACAAGCGGCAAGAGATGGGACTTAAACCTATCCCTAAAACCCCTATTAATGCTAAACGAGATGCAAATCGCATACTACCCGTTAGCAAGAAGGCAAGACACCAAGAAATATTAGCTGGTTTATTAAACAGCAAGGGTAAGGCGGTAATCCAAAAGATATTGGACAAAGCCCTAACTGATGGCGATGCTGACCAAATGGCGTGTCTTAAGTTGGTGGCTGACCGAATAATCCCTGCTGATTATTTATCTAAGGCTAGTGGTAAGGGTAATCAAATTAATATATCCATCACGGGGATTGGTCAAGTGGAAACTTCCACCTATGACAACGATGATGTGCAGGATGCTGAAATAATTGAGGATGATGAGTAATGGCTGCTGGTGATTTTACTGCATTTGGTGTTGTTAATAGACCTACTAATTGGTCTTATAATAAATCTATCGGTAATTTAAACCTAAATGCTATGGCAGATGCCAATCGTGGTGCATTGATTGGTGATGTTAATTATAATACCCCTGTTGGAACTGTTGGTTATTCAAAAGGTTTAAACGCACCTAAAGATATGTACTATCGTTATGGTGGCGATAATTTTAATGTTGAAGCAAGACCTAATGGCATTAGAGGAAGTTATATGGGAGATGGGTTTCAAGTGAACGCTACTGATAAATCTTTAGATACCTCTTTTAATATACCAATGGAAGATAAATCTATGGATGCTAGTTTTAATGTTAATTATGATGGTTATACAAAAACCCCTGCTGTTCAAGCACAGATTCGCAAAGAACTATTTAATAATGGATTTATAGATGCCTCAGGTAATATAACACCTAAAGGTTATGAATTTAAATTAACTGGTGGTTTTAACTTTTAATGGCAGCAGGTGATTTCATCCCTTATGGTGTGGCAACAATGCCAAAATATTCTTTATCTCAAATAAAAGATTTTGCTACAAATAATGCTGAAAGTGTTTATCCAAGTAAAGAGCAGTCAACTAAAGAACGAGATGCGTATAGGCATATCTTGTGGCAAGCAATGACAGCAAACCAATTTGGTCAACCAACAGCTAATGTTTTAGGTAATATGCACGAATCATATATACCTCTTGTTGGTGCTCCACTACAACCATCAGACCAACGGGAAATGGATTTATATAATAATAAATTAGGTGTGCAATTAGGATTGCGAGTAAAGACGCTCCCTGAGATGATGGCAGAAGCTAAGAAAATAGTAGATACAGGCAAAGCTAAACTAGACGCTTACGATGGTTCCTATTAATGGCAGATTTAAATGTCAAGCTTCACCCGAAGCAATTAGAAGTATTTAACGACAACCACCGTTTTAAGATTTTAGCTGCTGGTAGGCGGTTTGGTAAAAGTCGGTTAGCCGCTTGGCTTCTTATTATTGAAGCCCTGAAGTCGACAGAGAAGGATGTCTTCTATGTTGCCCCAACTTACCAACAAGCAAAAGATATCTTGTGGGGATTGTTAAAAGAGATTGGGCATGATGTCATTGCCTCGGCACATGAGAATACCTCTGTCCTTACTTTAGTTAATGGTCGTAAGATTTACCTTAAGGGTGCAGATAGACCTGACACTCTACGGGGTGTGGGTTTAGCGTTCCTTGTAATCGATGAGTATGCTGACTTAAAGCCAAATGTTTGGGAACAGATTTTACGCCCAGCCTTGTCAGACGTTCAGGGTGGTGCGGTATTTATCGGGACACCTAAAGGTAGAAATCATTTCTACGAATTGTTTAAATATGCGGAAAGTGAGAGAGATGATGAGTGGAAAGCGTTTCATTTTACTTCCTATGATAATCCCCTTATTCCAGCAAAAGAGTTTGATAATGCTAAACAAAGTATGTCATCTTTTGCGTTCCGCCAAGAGTTCATGGCATCGTTTGAAGCAGCAAGCCGTGACTTGTTTAAAGAAGAATGGATAAAAATAGATGAAGAAGAACCTATTGAAGGTCGTTTTTTCATTACTGTTGACTTGGCTGGTTTTATCAATGTGGATAGAGAA